TCTGCAAGTAACCTTCTTCCCTATTTTCGCTCATCCGACGGCCCAACAATTTGAAGAAACGTCTCAAGGTCAAGGGTTACCCACCAATTCTCGGCCTTCGCGTGGCCTCGCCGTTTATGTATAACAATCGGGGGTTTCTCGCCCGCTTGCTCTTGCGCTTGTTTCCACCAAGTCGACAACTCTATTTTCGCTTGGTTTTTGACCTCAATCGAGACCGGCAGATTGGTGATAATGTCCTCGCCGGATTGGTAACCGCCGCGCGCTGCCCTTGAGGTTACCGCGTGCCAACCGGCCCGCTCGAGCGCATGACAGACTTCAACCTCGGCCGAGTTGCCTTTGCGTCGGCTAGTCGCGCCATTCACGCGGCCACCATTCAAACGCAATATAGACATTGAAGATGTGAAAAGTGAGCGACGGCTCTATATATTCGTAGGTTAGCTCAATACCCCAACGGCTCGAGAAACCAATAAAAGTGTTTAGGCGACCCCAAACCAAATGCTTGCTAATCATGCTTGCCCCCATTCGAGACGTACCAACGGGCCCAAAGAGCGACCAATTTCCAAACGGTCACGTAGCGCCCTAATCTTCGAGACAACCGCGCGTTGTTGTTGCTCAGCGACCTCGGCGGCCAAGTAGACCGTATAACATTCAATCTCAGCCGTTGCCTCTTTGATAGCGACAGAGCCCTCGGCAGAAATGAGCGCTTTCGCTCGCGCAAGACGATAGTCAGCTTTGGCGATAACGGCCTCTTTATCGGCCCGCTCGAGCTCAGCCGTCGCCTCGTCAATCTCCCGACCAATCTGTGAGAGCGTAGCAATAATCGCGGCCGGTGTTAGGTCGCTATGCACTAGCTATTTGCCCTTGCCCTTTTTAGGTTTCTTCGTCGGCTTGTACGCTGCCAAATAATTGCTTAGCGTGAGCGCGTAATCTTCCCACATCCCACGCCAAACCGAATTAGCAAAAGGTACACCGGTCTCGCGGGTAAGCGAAAGCCGCCCTACATAATCATCGGCAACGATTAGCGTCGAAATATCATTTTCGTTTAGCTTTTGTCTAGTCACTTGTTATTTCCACCTTTCGGTCTCTTACCGCATCCATTACGAATGTGCTAAAGCCGCCGGCGACGGCCTCATCCCAGAGTTTACGCAAAGCCGTTTCGGTTTTCGCTTTTGCCACGCGGTCAAAGAATTCTTGCGGTGCCTCGACAAGCTCAAGCTTTGGCTTGCCCCTTTGCACCTTTTCCATTTCTTCACGCGACGCAAGCGACCGAGCTGCGTCATCTTTGTTGCCCGACCATTTAGGAGATGCCAACGCGAGCGCTCGGCCGACGCTTGACGTTTCGCACACCTCGAGCCCGCTAGTGGCTTGCGGCCCATGCGCTGCGTCGATTTCAAAAGCGTGGCCGGTCGATTTCGGCAAACCCTCTATTTGGTCTTCCCGGCTCAAGTAAAGATTGGTCTTGACCCGCCAAATACCTTTGGCCCTATCCTCGGGCGTCGAGTAGTCAATCGTCTCGAGCCGGTAATCGGGATACTCTTTCTCGAGCATCTGCAATCTCTCGGCAACGGTGGCATATTTCTGCAAATCAAAGCGTGCCATTCTTTCCCCTTTCGTTTATTTCTTGCCAAAGCTTAGCGGCTTGCACCGACATAGCCTCAATCATTCCATCATCGCGCTCGATAATCCCATGCTTGGGCTCAAACCAAGCCGGCACCATGACACCGTTACTCTCGGCTCGTAGCATCCAAACAAAGTGACAGATGCGAGCGTCGGTCACGTAGAGCTGCCATTGGATTTGACGGCGGTACGCAATCGGTATCTTGGAGACCTCGCCCCAATCCTTGCCGGTCGTCTTGATTTCCAAGATTTCCGACCAATCGAGCGAGATGCCGTCGGGTGTTGCCAAAGCTACATGGTCAGACTTGTGCCGCATGAGCCAATCATTCGGCAGAATGCCAAACTCATCCTTAGCCCAAAGAGCGAGCCATGGCTCCATCTCGGTGCCAAAATCCATGTAGGCGTTACTCTCGATTGGTGTGTCGTCATCCCATGACTCGAGCACTTCACGATAACCGGCGGGCGTCATCGCCTTGGCGATAGTCGTCGCTGTTATCCCCGTTTTTCTTGCCGCAAGCCAACGGCCCGGGTCTAAATATTTAGCGGCTATGTATTGGTCAATATTCAAGAGCTGTAAATATTTCTAGTTGTTTGGCCATAAAGTAACCCAAGTCGCTCGCGCATGAAGCTCGCGCGAAATCCTCACGATGGCCGCCGACCCTAAACTCGATAGCCCAAAGACCCTCGGTATCATCTTGGGTAACAATAAACTCGTACTTGTTTTTATCCATCCTCGGGCTCGCTCTCGAAAATCTCTCGCTTGTCAAAGTCGAGCATTCCGCGCAATTGCCTAGCCTCAACCAAAGACAAGACTAAATAGCCCTCTTCGATTTGCCAATCCCGCCCTATCTGAAGCCTTATCTCTCGGCCATCATTTATTGCTATCATTTCCACCCTTTCCATTGTGAGCCTCGCCGGCTCGTCTCTTTGCGTTTAGGATTTGCCGCTCTCGTGTCGTCAAACCCCCCCATATTCCAAATTGCTCTCGAGCCTCTAAAGCGTACTCGAGACATTGCAACCGTAACGGGCACCCCTGACAGAGTTCCCGCGCCATCTTTCGCCCTTGCAACTCACCGGGGCCCAAATCTTCCGGAAAATAAGCATCGGGGAAGATTGAGCATGGCACACCGCCTAATTCGTCAACGGCGGCAATGAGGTCAAGGTATAGAGCCTCGGCTTTGCGGGCTCTATTCATTTGGCCGACTCTCGTAGGGCCACGATTACACCGGCGGCCATCACCATGACCCCGAGCAAAGTAAGCCCATTCACCGGCACATTGACCGGGTCGAGAATTCCCGGGGTCAAAGTCATTGCCCCGCCAACGATTACCAGAATGTAAGCCATTACACCAACCTCGCCAAATAGAGCAACAACGAAATAGACAAGATGCCGAATAATATGACCCCGGCAAAGAGCACCATATGGTCGCCCCTCGTCATAACAATGTTTTGCGCTGCCTTTTCTTGAGCTCGCATCTCTTTACGGGTTACATATAACGCGACATGATTGGCCGCGGGTTTTCTTTCGAGCGATTTTTCCCATTGAGAGATGGTGTGCCAAAGCCTTGACTCATCCGCTAAAAGCAAATTCATTTCGTCTTTTGACAGCTTGCTACCAAATACTCGATACCAAGCCGAGATGCGGTCAACCCGCTCTTGCTCTTCCACAATCATATTTTTGTAGTAACCCATTATTTCCCCTCTTTCTCTTTTACTTGCCAACCAACATTGGCCGACAACATTTTAGTCGTGTAGGCGTTAGTCGCGTCAAATCGGAAACGCTCAGCCTCGGCCTTTGCGTGCTCCTCATCATCGGCGTCAAGCTCTACGAGTGAGAAAACCTCAAAGACTCGCTCTACGACGTATCTAGGCATTATCTTCCCCCTTCACTTGGAAGCCTTCGACGACCTTGTTATCTACCAAGTATTGCCAAAAGCCCTCGACGGTTTCCCGCTGCACCCCATCAATGACGTACTCGCGGCTCTTATCCTTGTTTTGCATCTCGGTGATTTTCATTCTTTCCCCTCTCTGATTAGACACTCTTCACTATTACATCGACGGCCGACAAAGTCAACCATTTGCGCGTAAAGAGTTTTACGTAAAATGGTGTACGATAGAGCTCATGTATGACACTTACGCAATTGAAGACCTAAACCTACAGCAGCTCGCCGACCGGCGACACTACATCGGTCAACAAGACCGACGCGCAACCAAACTCATGCGAGAGCGAGTCGTCGAATACTACCGAGACGGTAAAAGCATCACCGAGCTCTCCAAAGAGTCAAACCTAAGCCGCGTAACCATTTACGCATGGCTCAAAGAGTTTGGGCTCAAATAAAAAAAGACCCCCCGAGCAATAAAGCCCGGGGGGTCTCATCTGCAAAGGGGGAAAGGGTTACAGACGTTTAGAAAATGCTACCACACTATTGGCAGCTCTCGCATTGCAATAAATCCATAGGGTCAACGGGTACCTCGTAATCGGCAACCCGCTCTACAGCGTCAAGGTGAGCCATTACTCGCCCGCCTTGGGTCGGTCGTACTGTAGCACCGAGGTGAGCAAAGACATGATGAGGGCCAGAGTGGAAACGCTCACGACGTTTACCCAATCGACCGACAGAATGCCGGCCGCACCCACGCCGATAGTAGCCAATGCGGTTTGTGCCCAAGTCTTCAATGCGCGCTCGGTAGCGTACTCGTGAAATTTCTTCAGCTTATCCATCGGGGTTTACCTCATCTTTCGAATATTTCGTTTTGTCTTCCCAAGCCGCCCCAAAAATGTAGCTCGTCAAAATGAGCGTAATGAGGGCGACGCCACCGGTAACCAAATCACCGGCACCAATCTTATCTTGCCAAACCGCGACAACCGACGACAAAATCATTGCAACCCCGAGAGCGAAAGCGGCAAAAATGTAACGCCGTCTTATTGTCCAATTCGGTTGCGACCTCATGCGATAAAGCTCACAATCCAAGGCATGACGGCAGCGACGAGCCCAAAGCCGCCGACAGCCCAACCCATGCGCATCTCAAGCTTGCGAATTCTTTGCTCGTGGTCTTCAATCTTGTTTTCGCTATCCGGCAAACTATTAGCGATTTTCTCAAGCAAGCGGCCTTGGCGTTGAACCTCGGCGTATATATCCCGCATAGATACTTTTACCCCGACCTCTCGAGTATCCTCGCCCGTCATGAGATTTCGCCGTTGAGAAACTTTTGCAGCCCCAAAATAGTAGTCTTGCCCGGCACACCATTCAGGCGGCCCGGATAAAGACCCTTAGATTTTAGAAACTCTTGCACCGCGCCCCAAGTCTGTCGGCCTAAAATACCATCTTCAACCAGCCGTTTCTTTTCCGGTGTTGCACTTGGTTGAGGTGTTGCACTCCAAACCGAGATTGCGTAGCAATTGTCGAGGATTTCGCGGGGATTGAAATCAGACCCCCAAGCGCGACCGCGGCGGGTTTCAAAATGCAGGTGAACCCCGGTGCTAGCGCCGGTTGACCCGGTGTGCCCAATAACCTCGCCACGTTTTACCTTGGCACCTTTTGGCAGCTTAGAGGGCTCACGCAAATGGTAATACGCTGTATGTATTTTTGGGTCGTCGTGCCGCAAAATGAGGGTGTAGCCGCCACCGGTGCGCTTGTTGAGGCTTGCGCCTTTATGCACTACGACACCATCGGCGGGCGCGTAAATTTGGCCATTATAGCCAACGTCGACGCCTCGGTGAAGCTTGGTCTTCCCGGTGATGGGATGCTTACGCATTCCCCACTCGCTACGGATACTCTCGCCGGGTGGCCAAGGGTAACAAAGCTTAGCCATCGATTACCTCGACCCAATCTCCCGCATCCTCATCCCAAGAATAACTAGCGCTATCCTCGGGGTACGGGATTGGCGCAACCCATAGGCAAGTGTCCTCATCCAGAACCCAAGAATCGAAAGGCTTAGGCGGAATGAACGCATCGCGGTCAGCGTCGT